ATCTACAAACGTGCATTTCCTATGACATCTGGAATGTCATGGGATGTTAGAGTTGGTAGTGGAACTGGTACAACTTCGGCTCAAACTGACCAAGGACAGAAAGGAGCGGATGGTAATTATTCTCGCTTTGGTCATTTTTATGCTGATGGTGGCGGCGGCGGGAGTTCTAGAGGAACTTGTAGTGCTGGTTGTATCTGGGGAGTTCCTGCTGGTAATGGTGGAAATGGTGGTGGCGGTGGTCACGCCAACACAGGAAATAAAACAATTCCTGGACAAGGACTTCCTGGACAAGGATTTAATGGTGGTTGGGGTAGGAACAATACCTCAGGAACTCCAAACCATGCTTCAGGTGGCGGCGGAGGTGCTGGTGGTCCTGGAGGAGATTACTGTGAGGGGTCTTCTGGAGGAAGAGGTGGAGATGGATTTAAGAGTGATATTTCGGGAACCACTGAATATTATGGCGCTGGCGGCGGTGGTGGTGTTTATACCAACGGTTCTGGTGGTGCTGGTGGAACTGGTGGAGGTGGAAATGGCGGGCGTTACCAGAGCGGTCAATTGAGAAATGGAACTGATGGAACATTTTATGGCGCTGGCGGCGGTGGTGGTGGATATACACACACTGGAGGATCGGGGTATCAAGGTGTTGTAATTGTTAGATATGCTGGTGGACAAAGAGCTATTGGCGGAACAATTACTAGTGTTGGTGGTTACACCATACATACTTTTGATACTCCTGGAAACAGCACATTCTCGGTTAATTAAAGATCATGTCAAATTTAAACGTAGGACAAATCAACGTCACTCAAGGAATTACAATTCCTTCATACACAACAGCAAATTTACCAGCACCCGCAAGTTCCTCTGTTGGAGACTTTGTTTATGACACAACCGAGGCTATCATTAAAACTTTTAATGGTACGGGTTGGCAGTCACCAGCTGCTGGATATTTCATTGAAATTTTAGTAGTTGGTGGTGGCGGCGGTGGTGGTCACCAAGTTGGTGGAGGCGGTGGTGCTGGTGGAGTTGTTTATGACCCACAATATTTTGTTACTGGAAACATTCAAATTCCACTTTATGTTGGAGCGGGTGGTATTGGATCTGCTAGCACTCAATGGAGATCTTTTAATGGTGAAGATTCTTATTTTGGTGCTTTCCATCATGCATATGGTGGTGGCGGTGGTGGAAATCACAACGTAAGCTCAAACTCTGGAAACCGTGGATCTTCTTATGGAAGAGGAGAAACTGGTGGATCTGGCGGCGGTGGTGGTGGCACCAATGATGGAAGTATCTACTACAACCAAGGTAGAGGTGGTCATGGATATGTCGGTCAAGGAAATCCTGGTGGACTAGGTTTTGGTAACGCAACTCCTGGATTTTCTGGTAATGGATGGGCTGGTGGCGGCGGTGGCGGCGCTGGACAAGCAGGCGCTAATGGTACAAACAACCCAAATGGTGGTGGAAAAGGTGGTGATGGTGTCCAATATAATATTTCTGGAGCTAACGTTTACTATGGCGGTGGCGGAGGTGGATGTATGGAGTCTGGACAAGGAACCGCTAGTTATGAAGCATTAGGTGGTGGCGGAAGAGGTGCTGGAAACTCTGGTACTGTTACTGATCGTGATGGCACCAATGGTCTTGGTGGAGGCGGTGGAGGTGTCAGAGACCCTGGTAACCGTGCTGGTAACGGAGGAAGTGGAGTAGTTATTATTAAATACGCTGGAGCTCAAAGGGGTCTTGGCGGAACTGTTACTAGTATTGGTGGATATACCATACATACTTGGAATACAGTTGGTGAGTCTTTCTATCAATCATAATACCAGGAGATATAAAAGAAAATGTCAACATTAAATGTAGAAAAAATTAATGTAACTGGTAACGTTAGACTACCAAGTTATAATTCATCAAACATTCCCAATCCAGTTGGTCAAGCAGGACTATTAGTTTACAATACGGACAATAATAACTTAGACTTCAGTAATGGCGCTATTTGGGATAGTGCTGGAGGTGGAGCATCATTAGATGGATCAACTCCAGAAAGAGCAGCTTTTAGTGCAGCAGACTTAAAAGCAAACTTCCCATCGCTTCCGTCTGGTGTTTACTGGATCTATGTTAATGGATCCCCAACAGAGGTTTATTGTGAAATGACACTGGATGGTGGTGGATGGATGTGTGGTATGAACATCGACACCAGTGATGGTCATATGTGTTTTTACAATAATCTTTCTTGGTGGGAGCAAGCACATCAAAGGTCTGATTGGCCAGGAAGAGGTGTTGTTAGTGATCCATATAAAGCACACTTAGCAGATTTTAAAGCAATTGCTGGTGGAAATTTGTTTAAACATTTTTCAGCAACTGAATTATTGATTATTGTACATTATAAAGATTTTAACAATTACTATGGATGGAGAAGTTGGAATGTTAACACTGCTGTTGTAGGGACTCTTAATAGTTTCTGGAATGGTGGTCAACCAAATATTTGTAGTAACCCTGGTGGTGGTCAAACTTATGTGAAATATAAGTACAGGGTCACTGATGGAACTAATAATTCTTCACAAACTGGTCCAGCTGGATCTTTATACAGTAAAACTCCAAACTCATTTGAGAGTCAAGATTTAATTACTAATGCGACTAACTACAATGTTGACTCCAATAGATTGACTCAATGTACCTCTGGAGCTCCAAGTCAGGATGGTGACGGAGCTTACTTCCCAAGAAACGATAACCAAGGCGGTGGATTTGGTGCTTACTACGATACTACTTACGGTGGTCGTCCAGAATCTGATGCTCAGACTTGGGACTCTGGTACTTGGACTAATTCTGGTGGTGGTCGTTTTGGAAATGATGCTCTACAGAATGGCATTAACGACTATTCAAACAACTGTGCTGGAGGTGGAGCATGGAAATACCACCGTATGTGGGGAGGAAAACCCTGTACTGGTGGCGGTGGAGATAATTATAACTGGAATGGTTATTCTGGATACAACTACTCATTTGGACTTTTTGTGCGATAATATATAATATAAGTTTGGTATAATTATGAAAATTGTTATTTGTGGTGGAGGCACCGCTGGGTGGTTGTCTGCTTTATTTTTGTCAAAAATTCATCCAGACAATGAATATGTTTTAATTCAAAGTAAAGAAATTGGTGTTATTGGCACAGGAGAAGGTAGCACTGGAGTTTTGCGTGATGTTTTAAGAAACGTTATTTGGAATTTTGGAATTAACGAAGAAGACTTTGTAAAGTCTACTGGTAGCACTCCCAAAATGGGAATCGAATTTAAAAATTGGGGAGATCATAATTACATTAGCGCATTGGATGGATCTAGAACTAGTACAGAAACACCAGATGCTTTTACTCTTTATGGAATTTTAAATAATTTTCCACCAGAAAATTCTACAAGACAAGGACTTAGAGCAAAATACGGAAAAATATTTTCCACACCAAATCAACCACTAATTAATACTGATGGTGGTGCATATCACTTTGATGGTGTTGCCGTATCTCAATTTTTAAGATCAAAGTGTGATAATGTGGAGGTAGTAGAAGGATTAATCGAAGGGGTAGATCAAGATAGAGCAAAAAATATTAGAACAATCAATTGCTCGGGAATAACGATTGACAATATTGATTTGGTAATTGATTGTCTTGGAATTAACAGTCCAATATCCAAACAAATCAATAAAGGTTGGGTTAGTTACGAAAAACATTTGCCAGTAAATTCTGCAATCCTTTTTAGAAAACCCAATGGTGATTTGGAGAACACCAAACCTTTAACAATATCAACAGCTTTAAAGTGTGGGTGGTTATTTGAAATTCCAGTAGCAGACAGATATGGTTGTGGATACGTTTATTGTGACAAGTATTGCACAGAAGAAGATGCCAGAAAAGAACTGGAAGACTTAGGATATTCTGTGGATATTGGAACATATAGACATATGAAATTTAATACTGGAAGAGTAAAAAACTTCTGGAAAAATAATGTAATTTCAGTTGGTCTAAGTTCTGGATTTATAGAACCTCTGCAAGCTACTTCTATTCATACTACGATTGCCCACTTAAATTTAATTTGCTTTAGTGTTCTATCCGCATCTAAGAAGAATTTAAACAAACAATCATCTTGGTATAATACTCAAGCAGCAAAATATTTTGATGATTTTGCAGACTTTGTTAATCTTCACTATCAATGTGGAAGAGAAGATACTGATTTTTGGAAATATATGACTAAAAAATCAGCAACTCCTTTTGTAAAATCTATTATCAATTTGTGCAAAAGTAGAGTTCCTGATATTGACGACTACCCCACATATCCATTGGCAGCTTCATCGTTGTGGAATTCAACTCTACATGGGTTGGGTTTAATTTCAAAGAAAGTAGCAAAAGAACAATTAGATTTTTATGGAAGAGTAAAAAATATTATAGGAGTGTTAGAGAATGAGTATGATAATCACCAAAATTATTTTAAAAATCACGACACTGCACACTCTATGAAAAAATTTATGTATGATAATTACATAGAACCAGAAATTTTTGAAGAAGATGACATGCTAGATGTTTTGATTGAACAAGTAAAATCTGGTAATCTGCCAGATTGTGATTCTTGTATGCCCGATAAATAATTCATGACTCGAATATAAAAATGGAAAAAGAAGAACTGCTTGACAGATTTAATGACATCAATATTCAAATGATTCATATTAAGAGTCAGTTTGACATGTTGCTACAATCTTTCAATGTTTACGTAAATTTAGAAGTTAAACTTGATCAGTATAAAGAACAACTAGCAGCATATCAGCAAGTGATTAATAGTTATGCTTTATCAAATGCAGATATTACTGCTGAACAATCAGATCTAAGAGACAGACTTTCAAAACTTGAAAGTCAAGCTAGTGATAATTTCTTATCTGAAGAATTTGATTACACTGCTCCACCATCAGAAAATTGTGATGGTTGCTCAGTATAAATAACGATACACACTATTCATTGTGATAACTATGGATCCCTCAGCACTAAAGAAAAACTTTGAAGAGCAAATTGCAAACACAGAAAAGCAAATTGCTGAACTAGAAGAAAACCTTGTCAAGGCAAAAGAGTACAAGATCAAACTGCAAGGCGGTCTTGAAACTCTAGGACTTCTTGAAAGTGAACCAGAAGCAGATGCTCCAGTAGAAGAAGCACCTGCTGAATAAATACTAAATCCCTTCTTCCTAAATAGGATAGAAGGGATTTTTTGTGTGTAATGGCATCTCCAAACTCAAGAGCTGATCTTATAACTTATTGTAAGAGACAGTTGGGTGAGCCTGTCCTTCAAGTCAATATTGACGACGAGCAGGTAAACAACGTTATTGATGATACCATCCAGTTCTTCCAAGAGAACTGTTACAATGGTATGGAGCGTGCATATCTATTCCACGAAATTACTGCTGACGATAAGACAAGATTTGCTGCTAGTGTAACAACATCTAGTGGTACAACCGACTGGAAAGAAACTACTAATTACATTCCAGTTCCAGATCATGTAGTTGGTATTACTAGAGTATTTGGTTTAGTCAGCAATTCAATCCGTTCCAACCTCTTTGGCGTTGAGTATCAGTTGTTCCTAAACGATCTGTATGCGTTTGGATCACTCGATATCCTCAACTACTATATGAACAAGCAGTATCTAGAAACTCTAGATATGGTCCTCAATAACGGATCATTCCAGCAGTTTAGATACACCATGCGTCGTGATCGTCTTTATATGGATCTGGACAAAGACTTTCTCAAAGAAGGATCTAATATCCTGATTGAGTGTCACCGTCTCATTGATCCTACAGATGCCACGGAGATGTACAATGATATGTTTGTCAAGAAGTATGCCACTGCTCTCATGAAGAAGCAGTGGGGTCAGAACCTGATTAAGTATAACAATGTTCAGTTGCCTGGTGGTATCACCCTCAACGGAAGAGAGTTATACACAGACGCACTAGCAGAAATTGAGAAAATCGAATCTGAAGTTCTCAGTAAGTATGCTATTCCACCAATGGATATGATCGGATAAGATGCCAACTAGTCCTTATTTTCCAACATACTATCAAGGTGATTCTGGAGAGCAAACACTCTACCAGGATCTTGTGGACGAACAAGTAAAGTTGTTCGGATCGGATATCTATTATCTGCCAAGAACTTTGCTGCAAGACAATACCTTAGAAGAAGTAAGATACTCTAAGTATCAAGAGCAGTTCCAGATTGAGATGCTCCTGCAAAATGTAACTGGATTTGCTGATGGTGCAGAGTTTGTCAGCAAGTTTGGTCTACGTATCACAGATGAAGTTGTATTCCGTGTCTCTACTAGACGATGGGATGAAGTTGTAGCAGCAGAACAACCAACTCTTACATATGATGGCAGACCTAATGAGGGAGATTTGCTTTACTTCCCTCTAACAAAAGACATTTACGAAATTAAATTTGTAGAGAAAGAATCACCATTTTTCCAGTTTGGTAAAATTCAATTCTACACATTAACATGTGAACTCTACGAACTCGGTAGCGATAGCTTCGAGACTGGTGTTGATGAGATTGATGATGTCGAACTAGAGTTTGGTGCTGCTATCAAACTTGTTATGGATCCTGGTGGCACAGGAACATTTGTTGTTGGCGAAGAAGTTGTTGGTGACGAATTCCTCGCTAAAGCGACAGCAACTATTAGTGGTGATGCTGTAGATAGCATTACGATTACTGATAGTGGGTTGCATTACAATGCATCGTTACCACCAACAGTAACTATTTCAGGAGGCGGAGGAAATGGAGCAACAGCCACTGCATCGGTTAGCTCGACTGGTCTTGTTACTGGTATCCTTATTACTAGCGGGGGCAGTGGGTATACAACTGCTCCTACTGTTACTATTGACTACTCACCTAAAGATAACAGAGCAGAAGTCAAGTCCTGGGATGCCGCAACTAGATCTCTCCAAGTCATCAACAGAACAGGAACCTTCACTACCGCTGAAGTAATTACTGGTCAAACTTCAGGTGCTAAGTGGAGTCCTGAGTCATATGACACTCTAAATAATACGAGCACAACATACTATGCCCAGAACAGGGAGATTGAAGATAGTGCTGATGATATTATTGACTGGACTGAGGGCAACCCATTCGGTGAGTATGGCAATTTTACAGGTAGTATCTAATGTTAGGATCACATTTTTATAATCAAATTGTTCGTAAGAACATCATTGCGTTTGGTACGCTCTTCAATAATATTGAAATGAAGAGCACTGATCCTGATACAGGAGAAGTGTTAGAGGCACAAAAGGTTCCTCTTGCTTACGGTCCTAAACAGAAGTTTTTAGTTCGTCTAACTGATACATCTACATCTAAAGTATCGATCACTTTACCACGTCTCTATTTTGAGATGACAGGCATTGATTACGATTCTACCCGTAAGACATCACCAATTCAAAAATACAAAACAGTCATTGATGGTAATGGCGATGAGGTCAGAGTTCAATATGTTCCTGTTCCTTATAATATAAATTTTGAACTGGGTGTTATTGCAAAATCTCAGGATGATGCACTACAGATTGTGGAACAGATCTTGCCCTACTTCCAACCATCTTTCAGTATCACTCTCAACATGATTCCTGACATGAATGAGAAACGTGATGTTGCCATTGTTCTAAATGGAATTAGTGGAGAGGACGAGTGGGATGATACTTTTATGCAACGTAGATACATTGCATATACATTGAACTTCACTATGAAGTCTTACCTCTATGGTCCTTATAACACATCTGACGTTATTAGAAAAGCAATCATTCACGAAACAATGGGTGATGCATCTGTTAACAGAAGAACCATCACAAGAACATATACACCCAAAGCAAAAACAGATATTAACACAGATGGTGTCATTGATGTAAATGATGATGCGCTTGTTGAAGCTGGTGATGACTTTGGATTTAATGAAGGAATTGAATTCTTATGAGCCTAGAAGAGAACATGGAGGAGATCCTCAACATCAGTGCTGAACCTGTTGAGGAAAGCAAACCTTCTAAACCACAACCACCACAGGTCGATAGAGACGACCGTGAGAAGGATTACCAATATACCAGGGGTGAGTTATAC